TAAGCTGAGTACACGAGGCAGACTGCGCCTGCTGTTGTACCTGCAGTTGAGATTGCATAAATCGAGTCATTACCGTGCATCCAGATTTGCACAGTTGCACTCGGAGCGAGGATTTGACCTCCATTGACACCAGACGCAACAGTAATTGCGCTATCACCGAGGTAGACAGGTGCTGTGTCGCGGTTTTGGATTTGTACAGCGACGTATCCAACGCCATTAGGCATTGTCAGCAATAGGGTTGGGTTTGTACCCACTGTTACGTTTATATGATTCAGAGCCATTAGAGTCCTATCTGCGTGTGTACAGAAATTGTAACGGTTTCACACGCCGTCTGCTTAGGACTTAGAGCTCAGGCCATTCGAAAGTAAGATCTGGTACCTGACCTTTGGCTCTCATATCTTTGTACATAGCAACCATACGATCCCAGTACACGCTTTCTTCTGTTGTCAAGTTTTCTCCGTGCTTACTTAACCCCAAAAGAGCCATACGAGATATATCGTGCCTTCGTGTTGCGTCTAGCATTTTGCCTCCTTATGACCTTCCCAGGCTTTCCGCATAATAGTTGTAATCGCCAGCTTTATTTAGAAATTGGGAGTATAGGTCTTGATTGACTACATCAAGCTTGCCCGACCCTCCAGTAGCTATGAGGGTAGGACTGCCTTTTATTCGACTGTCGTAAAGATTCACGCTATCGAACTTTGTAGCTATGCCAGGAAATACCTGGCTTACAGCTGAGTGAATTTCGTAGACCTTTTCTGAGCCTACTGAACGTGAACGAGCTGCGTCTTGTTCAACAGCCTGTTCGGTAGGTACGGTTAGATACCTTCCTTCAACACTGTAACCATAAGATCGCGCCGTGTCAATTTTCCCCGCGACAGCTGAGACAGTATTGTTGCCTGTACCGTCGAGTAATATATTTTGATTTCCCTCAAAAGCTCTAGCCATAATTTCTTTGCCAATAAAGCTAGATTCTTCGTGGACAAAAGCTGGATTTTTAGGATCGTACTCAGGCAGCTGAGCTTTAATTGAGTCCACGTCGATCTTCACGTGAGGATCTTCCCATTTGTCTACCCCGCTAGTAGTTTTACCTGAGGCTGGGCCTCCACCGAGCATAACAAACTTAGGATTATCAGATTTAGGAATACCAGCTAAACGCTCCTGGATAATCTTCTCGTGAAGCGCAGCTCTTTCTGGGCTGAATCGTACGCCACCTCGACCGTCGCTAATAAGGTGAGAAGCTCCTGAGCCACCTTTTTGATCCTCAGCTTCTTTAGGGTTAAGCGAACGACTACCGCCAGCTGTGCGTGTGTCGTTAAAACGAGCTGATCCGTCCCCACCGCCAGAAGTAAAGCGACCTCCAGCGTCTCGAGGCTGATCTGGGTTGTATTTAGCTAAATCAGCGCGTACAGCCATTTCACTGTCGTCACCTTCGTCTACAGGCTCATCTGTGTATTCAGGTGTGCCAGATAGATCAGGCATTACTGGGATTACGTCACACTGGCAATTAGGGTGTACTGGAGGTTGTGTATCTCCACTAGGGAACTGATCTCCCATATTGACGATTTCACCATCATTGTTCAGGCAGTCAGCGTCCTCTGGATCATTTACTGTCCATTCGATCTGTTCAACATTGTTAGCCTGGTAGCTGTCCAGGTTAGCTGAGATCTTAGCTCGCTGGCCCTCTGTGATAGCGATAGTTAGAGCTCGTTCAGGAGCTGAGAGGCTGTCTCGAATGTCGTTAGCTATCTGTACTGGAGTCTTACCTTGAGCTATGCCGTCAGCTAAAGCTGTGCCTAAAAGATCGTGGCTGTAGTCAGATATGCCTCGAGCTTGAATATCTATATCACCCAGGAGATTTTTAAGTCCACCTGGTTCGTCGAGTAGAGCTGCAGCTGCTTCATTACCTGGAGTCCAAGCGTCCCAGTTGATTGTAAAGTTAGGATCAAAGATAGGCATACCTTGAGCGTTAGTTTTAGGCTTGCTAGTAGCTGTAGCTACTGGACCCTTTTGAGCTTTTGCAGCTTGAGCCATATTTTCGAGAGCTTCAACCTGTCCCAAAACATACATATTGCCGTAGTGGGTCCGTAAAGCTTTTTTATACGCTGTCAGATCTAGCTTGACATTGTTCATAGCCCACGCGCGAGCGCGAGCGCGATCTTGAGCTTTATTAGCTGTGATCGGTGGGTGAGTGTCCATATATTGCGTATAGACACGTCTAGCGTCAATACTGCCAGCTAAAGCTGCGCGGATCTTGACTGCACTCTTAGCTGCTATACGCGCACTAGCTTGACGTGCGCCTACGCTCATAGCAGATAGGCCTTCACCAGGGATTTAGCTGTGTCCAAGTCGCCGTCAAAAGCACACCTGTTCAAAGCTTCTCCTACGATCGGATCTAGATACTTAAACACAAAGTCTCTACGGTCAGCGTGACCCTTTTTAGCCCACTTGAGGAATGCGCGAGCTTCATTAGATACAGCCTTACCCATATCAGCTGTGCCTAGCCAGACTGGAGCTTGATCCATTCCGAGTAGCCACATAGCAAAGAGTCTATGGTGTCCGTCTACGATAATCAGCTTTTCACCGTCGTCATATACAAGCGCATAGCTACGGTAAGGAGTAAGAGCTTGACCCATAGCTTCAATATGATCAGCTACGTTAGAGCGATCAAACTGTGTGTCTGTTCCGTACAGCTCTTTAAGATTGACCAGGGTTAATTGAGCTTGCTCCCAAACGTCAGGATTTACTGGATAGTCGCCGTTTTGGGTTTCAACTACAGGCCAGGGTGAAGCTACCGTGTCAGCTAATTCTTCTGGGTTGTCAGAGGTAGGGTGATCGCCAGCTGCATTAGGCAAGATAGCTAAACGAGATAGTCCAGCTTTAACCTCAGCTTTTGACGGTACGCCAGCCTTGAGTAGATCCTCTTCAACAAACTTGACATTACCTGGCTCAACTTTAGGAGCTGGTGTTTCAGCTGCAGGCTTTTCTTCTCCAGGCTTAGCTTCTTCCCCTGGAATAGGCGCTACAGGCGCTACAGGGGCAGGTTTATCCTGGACTGGTGCGATTGGATTACTCTCAGCATTATCGAGGCTTGGAGGCTGTCCTGTGGCCGTTGTAGCGTTGATTATGCCGTCTGGTGAGAAGATAAAGACAGATTGACCAGCTACGAGCATAGGTTGATCAGCTGCAGGTGTGTCTAATAATGGAAGTCCGAGCTCTGAGCGACGCTCGTTGATTGTGCGAGTAGCTCCACGAAGCTCAATATCAGCTCTCTTAGCTTCTGACTCGTTATCGCGTCCTTCGTCGATCATAAACTTAAACTCAAGCTCGCGTGGCATACCGAGGTAGCTGTAGCTGAGGTTTGTGAGCATTTTAGATAACCAGGTAACAAGTGGGCCTACGCCGATTTGTTGAGCTGATTGCTGTTCGCCCATCTGGTGTCCAGAGTTTCCTAATCCACCGTGTCCAGAGAAGCCGATCTCAGTAGGCATAACTCCGAAATGTCCGCAGATACTAGTAACGAGGTACGTGTCTAAGATTTCCTTAAACTTCTCGCCGTATCCGTCGAATTGAACTGGATCAAAACCAGCTGGGAGAACACGAGCTCTCTTGCGCTGTTCAGTCTGTCCAGCTAAATCGTCATTGAGTGAGTTTTCAAGCTGGCGTAGAAGAATTGGATCATTACCAAAATCAGGATCTACCTTAAACATAAGCTCTGGCAATACGCCATCTGTCCATTCAGCTCTAAGCCATTGTTGTCTACGTAGGTAAAGATCAGCTACAGGTAGGCAGCGCTCGACAGGTGAGTTTCCATAAACGCTCATAGCTCTACGGTTGCGAATTAGATAAGCAAGCTCGTCAGCTGTGAACTCGCCATCAGCTTCTGGGTTATCGTTTTGAGCTGTGAACTCGCTGCGAGGGAAACCGTAAAGGATCTGTTGATAAGCAGCGTTAGGCGCTATAGGACGCATTCCACGATCGTCTAAAAGTGGCTTAATTGTTGATCCGTCTAATACTTGTAATCCGTAAAGATCTCCACCGACTGTGCGCTGAGGCCAGATAGCCCAGGCGTCTAGTACCAAGATTTCTTCAAGTGAAACCATTAGCCAGTCAATAAAGGTGTAGCCGTTAGCCTTATCTGGGTTTTCCCAGAATGTACGACAACGATAAATCTCATCTGCGAACTTATCACGAGCTTGAGCCATAGCTCTTACGTGATCTCCACCGATTTCAGAAATAATCTTTTCTGAGGCGTCCTCAGCAATAACGATATCCCAGTCAATTCCTGTGATCTTTGATTTGAGCACTTCAATACAACGACGAACGATATCGATTTGTTCA